AGGACTGTATAAAAGAACGCAAGCCGTAGGTACATAGACGGAAGGATTCATGAAAATACAATCAGTAAATGTAGTCCCTGAATTAAAAGCGGCTGTATAGCCTCCACTGCCAATAGTGACAGGACTGAAGAATATACATTTTGACACTGTAATACCAGCAGTATTTTGCGAGGGGAGGATACGGAATGAAAAACTGAAATCAACATTATTTGCTGGTGTGTAAAAACCACACGACGTTAAAATTACTGAATCGCCGGAAAGAAGGAATACGTTACTATTACCAGATAAATATCCGGTTATATGCAAGTTTTGAATAGTTACAAATGACTTAGATATTGATAGTGTTAAAGCACCATTTGTACCTGTGCTACTAGTGTAGTTTGTGATGATAACTGGGCCAGCAGTTATACCACTAAACTGTGACGCTGTAGGGTCACCAGATATTGTGATTCGCTGTCCTTCTGATGTTGGGTTTGTGAATGCCGCTGTGACCGACTCACGATAAACACCGGGAGCAATATAGAGCGTGTCACCGACACCAATACCAGCTGCTCCTAGAGCTTTGCCTACAGTTTGCCACGCTTGATTTGTAGCAGGGCCAGTGCCAGCGTTTAGGTCACTTCCGTCAGTCCTGACGTAATACGTTGCCATTATTCAGCCGTCCCTTGAATAATCTCTTGAGCCATCATCACCGCGAACTGTTGCACGATGCCATACTGGAATGTTTCATCCTGCTGAACCCACCATACATTGACGCTTGTTCCATCCTGCCCAAACGTACCCAACAGAGTACCGTTGTCATCCTCAATATCACCAAAGACACGCCAGTCAGTAGACGGTGCAGGTTCCTTTTCAATCCTAAAGTTTTGCAGGTTCATTTGCCCACCTTCAAACTGTTCGCATTCGTCCCCTTGAACGGCATCGTCAAGAAGCCCAGCGCAGCAGACATCGCAGCAGTGACACCAGCCGCAACAGCCTTGCTCCCGTAAAGTGCCATCACTGCTCCAAGCTCGGCGAGCGTGTCTGCTTCAGCTGTGCGGATGCCATCGCCGAATACAGTCGAGAAGGACGCCGCGAATGCGACCAGGACAACAACCAACAATCGCGGAATGGATATTGAATTCATCTTTGCAAACTCCCCTCGATCATCGCGACACGACTCTCGAGTTTACCGAGGCGCTCCTCGATGCGTCGCACTTCCTGTGCCTGTCCAGACAATGTGGCATTCACGTTCTCGAGCTTCACTGTCAGCACATTGATGCTCACCTGTAGTTTGGTATAGGTCCCGATGACGGCCCCCAATACCAGGACAAGTTGTCCAATCAGCGCTACAACGACCTCTAATGTCATACCATCTCTCCACTGTACATCTTCACTCTAATATGGTGGCACAGTGGGATATCTCGCATCACACAGTCGGTTAACCGTTTGACCTTGAGCGGAGGGCGATTGTTTGACTGACTTCGTTCGAGTGTCCCCAATCGCTTCCGATCACTTCGTAGTATGGCGCGAGGTTCTGCGGATTCCCGGATGTATAGATTCGGTCATCTGCCTTGACTTCGACCTCTGGTGAACACGTCAGTGTCCATGTTCCAGCCTGCTCAATCATGCCGCCGACAATGCCTTCAGAATCGCCTGTGTTGGCGATTGTGGCGCGAATCTCAGCCACCTGTATCCAGTGTTGGCTGATGCCTCCGATACCGTCAGACTGGTTCACGTTTCGCCAGATCTGCACACGGTCGGAATAGGCGTAGTTCGCGAGCGCGACTTTGAGCGCGGTAACGTATGGCGCCGGAATCATACGAACACCATTGGCGAATACCGCTTAGCCTGGTCGAGACAATGCTCACGGAGTGCGGACATCTTTGCGTCTACCTGACCATCCTTCACATCGATGAGATGCGTGATGCTGGATGCTTTACGGATCCATCCCTGTCGCGCAGCTGCGCGGATGTCATAGCGTTCGTTATTGGCTGGACCGATGTCCTGCCACAGGAGGTCGCCGCTTCCGTCGTTCACCGTGTAGTTCAGCGTCTGCGTCCACTGTGGGAACTGCGGTTCGGTGGCGCTCGATGTTCCTGCGATAACGCACTGGTACAGTCGACCATTCGCGACGGTTGGAATCACGATGTCGCCAACCACGTAGGCTGTGGAAGCAGTCCAGACCGACCAGCGTGCGTGGTCGTCGACAAGCTGCTGAAGTGCAGTCGAATCGAGCTGTGGATATTGGTCAGATGCGACCATCCATGCGAGGCGTTCAAGTGCTTGTGTCCGTGTGTATGGCATGAGCGATTCCTAGTAAAACAAAAAGGGAACGGGAATGGTATCCCGCTCCCCTTGACTGCGAAGTCAGACAGCCTACGAAGCGGCAGCCTGGAGAACGATGATGGAACCAGGGACCTGATCGGCCACGGTTGCAGTGACGTTTCCGACGTCGAAGCAGTTGAACGCATAGCGCTCGGTTGCCTTGAACGTGAGTGCATCCTCGACGAACTTCACCTGGTCAGAAACTTCGACCGTAACACCACGACGATCGCCGAACGCGACACCCTTGGAGAGGTCTCCGAGGACTGCAAGCGTCTTAGATACGCCGGTTGCACTTGGCATGTTCTGAACGAACGAGATCGGAATACCGAACAGTGTTGGTTCAGGACCGTATGCATTCTGGATGTCCATGATGGAGTTTCCAGAGAGTGCAATCAACTTGTCTGCGACAGCGTTGTAGAACACGTTCTTGTGCATGTACCAGCGTGGGTTCGTGGCGTATGGCTGAAGCTTGCCGACCATGGACTGGAAGTTCGCGAGCGTAAAGCTCGAGAGGTTGGTCTGTGATCCGGATGGTCCGACAACCATGGAGGCAATGCTCGAGAAGGTTCCGGAGAGAGCCTTGATGCGAGGCATGATTCCAGTGATGGAGCCATACGTGGATGTACCGTCGCCCTGGAATGCAGCTGCATCTTCAGCGAGTGCGAGACCGTATGCGAAGTCCTGTGCCAAAGTAGCACCGAAGTCGATGACGGTGTCCTCGTTGAGTTCCTTAGAAACGATGGTCAGGATGGCGAGTTTCTTGGCTGCGAGTGCGACCTGCGTGAATGCGATGTCGGATGCAGTGATTGCAGTGGCTTCACCAGGATAGTAGGTCGTGGTCGAAGTCGATGCATTCGGGACATTGAGGACATCGGATGTCATCGGATAGATGCGGCTGAAGCGACGTGCTACACCGTACTCGTTGCGGAGCCAGATGAGGCTGGACGAAACGATTTCAGGAACAGTGTATCCACCCTGTCCGTTGTCGCCTTCGGTCTGTGACTTGACGCCATTCTCAGCGCACCATCGTGCAGCCTTAGCATTTCCGAGGACTTCGCCACGGACCCACTGTCCGAAGGCGTATGCCTTGAAGTTTGCCTCTTCACGAGTACCAGGGAATGGGTTACGGGTTACACCACCGGACTTCCATGGCTCAGCCTTAGGCGCTTCAGAAGCGACAGGAGCAGGAACATTGCCGAACTCCTTGAGCATCTCGATGCGCTCAGAGAGGGACTTTGCATTTGCATGGAGGCGAGTGGCTTCGGCCATATCTCCACCGTTGATGAGGACTTCCTTAGCGGCAGCGATTGTAGACTGGCGCTGTCCTTCGAGCTGTTCGATTGTCATTGACTTAACTCCAAGATCATGAGCTCACGAAGGAGAGCGGACTTCGCTTCCTCGATATCGCTCGAATATTCGACGATGGTTTCTTCCGTCTCGACCGCTTGCTCTCCAAGCTCAGCCCAGATGGTTTTTGCGAATCTTGTCGACTCGCTACGTGAGAGACGGACTGCATCCCGCAGGCGTCGCTCCACTTCACGGATGGACGTAGGACGCTCGAGCATAGCCTTCAGGCTTTGCGCTTCAGCGACCGGGTCCTTCACTTTGCTGTTCAGTTCCTTCGCACGGTTGGCGAATGCATCGATGATGGCATCCACATGTCCACTGCCGAGTCCACCGTCATATGCAGCTGTAACACCAGCACACAGACGCTCGTAGAGCGCCTCGAGTCCTTCGTGGACCATCTCCTTGTCGAGGTCGCCATAGACAGACTCGACGAATGTCGCCACGTCTTCTCCTGGCGCGACAGGGATAATCATCTCTTCTTCTTCCATGCCTTCTCCATCCATCTCGCCATACATGTCCTTGAGGCTTTTCACCATGTTCATCGGTTCCGCCGGCGTCGGCGTGAGCGATGCCTCACCGATTGGCCAGCGTGTGATTTCGTATCGGCCATCAGCAGACTTCTTGCGCTCGACCATGTGACCAGTGGCGCCGGAGGAATATCCAAGTTTGCCAGACTTCGCGAGGTCGGCGATCATCTTCTGATATTCATCAGCCATCTCGACCTGTGCTTCGTACCAGAGACCTTTTTCATCCATGGTGATGTAGCCGGTACCGATGCGAGACTTCCCGATTGTTCGGTCCTGTCCGTGATGATAGTACAAGTTCATCGGGACACGATCGCCTGACTTCATCGGTCGACCGAAGTCGGTCTCCTTCGTGAAGTAGTCGCCCTCGAGGTCCTGACCGCCGAAGCGTACCAGGTAACCACGCACACGACCGGAATCGTCCGCCTTGATTGCACTCCCGAAGTTCACCAGTGTCTGCATCATAAATCCCTCAATGGCACAACGACTGCCTGTGGACCCCATAGGTCGTTTGGAACAACCTTCCCGAAGTCCGACAGACTGGTGCCTGTTTCCCACATCCTATACCGTGACGGTCCGAGCACCTGTCGACGTTGCGCTTCTGTCAACATCATAAACTGCTCATCCCTCGTCGGAAGTTCCGGCGCTTCGTCGAACGCATCCGGGTCGAGCCCAGCGAGTTCAGCATACGTCGGAGTGATTGGGACTATCGTACACCTACAGTTTGGATGCGATGGAACGATTGTTGCAACAGGGTTCGGTTGTCCATGCAATGCCCAGCATACGGGACACACGTTAACATCACCAGCAGACACGCGAGACCAGCCACGCACGATGGACAGATTCGCTTCGAATGTCTGTCGCTGTGCTTCGCGGTTGGCTCGAATCATCTCTGTTCGTGCGATGGTTGCAGCTCGTGATGGTGCAAGCGTCTCATACGTCCGCGCCATACGACGAGCGACCTGTAGCGGGTTCATTCCCTGGGCGACACCGATGGTAACGTGGTCGCGTGCAAATGGTCCGATGGCTTCGTATAGTGCCGCGAGCGGTGAACCATCAGCCGCGAAGCCGACCACATTCGTGATGGCTTCGACCGGTAGTCGGTTCCAGTTGAGATCGATGGCCATGCTCACCGAATCAGGGACACCAGCCACAGCACGCACGAGGTCCTCCTGCATTTCCAGGGAAAGTTGAATCGCGCTTCGCTGTCCGTTGCTGGCGATGTCGGTCGCTCGAGGAGCGAACTCTGCGACCTGTCTCGCCATCTGCTCATTCAATGCCGCGAGGCGCACCTGGTAATCATTCAGTGCCGTGACATCTTCGCCTGCTGCCTGTGCTTCCTCGATTGCCTGAGTTATCTCCTCGAGGCGCTGGAGGTTGTCTGCTTGCAGAACGCCATACGTCCTCCGCATCTCAGCGAGCGCGGAATCTTCGCGAGCACGAAGCCGGTTCCGATACCGCTCATTGACTTGATAGATGTCAGGCATCGGCGTCTGTCAGCTCGTAACCATAGTACGGATGATAGGACTTCCCGTTCTCCTTCGGCGCCATGCGCTTCAGAATCTCTTTGCGTGCAGCTGTGGCCCAGCGATATCCAGCATTACCGCCCCATGCAGCCCATGCTACGCGACCAGCGGATGGATAACCTTCTTCACCTGGTCGGAATCCTTCCGCTTCCTTGTCTACTTCATGACGTCGGAAAAAGGAATACATCCGAAGGACAGTCGACTCGCTGAGTTTCTCGCCAGCGATGATCTGGTTCGCCCTGGCCCATGCCACAGCAGTTCCACCATCACGACCAGCATCACGCCACTCGATGGCGCGTTGTGCTTCTTCCTTCATCTCTTTGGACGGGAAGAACTTCAGCCCGGGTTCATCTGGAGTCTGCTCGATGGCGTACGCCTTCGCTGGAGGCTGAACAGGAATGAGGAGTTCCTGACCATCCTTCTGCACTGGAACAGCTGTCGGATGGTAATAACCTTCGTCATCGTCCGATGGTGTCACACCTGCGACACGCTTCGCGGTTGCGAGGTCCACGATACCAGCCTTATACAATCGCTCAGCACGCTCAGCGTCTTCGTTCAAGTCAGCCTGGAGCGCAGGCACATTCGCCACATCAAACTCGAGATAATCGCCCGGTTGCGTTTCTTCGTAGTCTGGAAGGAGCGCGATGGTCAACGCTTCAGCCATCTGACGCATCAGCGGAATCATTCCGTCAGTCCATGCCGAACGCGTGGCCTGCTCAAGGTTGGAATAGGTAGCACGCTCGAGACCGCTGCCGAGTTGAAGGACGAGCGGATTGAGTCCGAGAGCTGCACACACGCGCTCTTCTGGTTTGCGTCTGATTTCATCGAACGCCATCTCACTTGGTTTGTGCGAAACTTGCTCGACCTTAAATGGTCCAGTCATTACCAGAACAGAACCAGCGTTGTCGCCCGTGAAGTCCTGCTGTAGTTTCCGCTTCGTCTGACGTGCATCGTCTTCGGACAGGTCTTCGACTCCGCCCTTGTAGTCTGGTCCGACCATGATGGAAGGCATTCCACCGTTTCGCACCATGCCGAACGCAGCTGATGCAGCGACGTTGTCTGTCGCGATCTCACGAAGGACAGACGTGACAGGAGAGCGACCGAAGCGAGAGTCCTGCGGATCTCGACCGTATCGGATGTGAATCATGTCCTCGAGCGGAATGTCGTACGACGTGCCATCGACCGTGTACTGATACTTGATAAGAGGATTCACCTTGTTTCCGACTGGCCTCACCATGTCAGCTGCGAGGTATTGCAGACCAACGACACGACCAGCGACACGGACCTTGCGGAAGTAAGCATTTCCGAGGAGTTGATAGTCTGGAAGCACCCACGACCAGACGAGCGAAGGTGGGACATTCGGTGTCGGTTGCGCGAGGAGTTGAAGAATCGGATGGTCTGCGACTGTCTCGACCTGTCCATCAGGCATCGGTCTGCGGACCGCTGGGACACCTTGTGACCAGTTCCTGATGTACCAGTCCATGCCAATCGCGACGATGCTGTTCAGCATCAAGTCTCCAGCCTGGTTTCTCCAGTTGAAACTTGAGCCTGGAAGGTTACGTGTCAGCAGGGACCAGAAGTCGCCGTTTCCTGTGCCAGTGAAGTAGGACGTCTGTCGCTGAATCAGCGGAGGCGGAAGGAGTGCGGATGGTGCGGCAGTTGCTTTGCCTCGCAGGCGGTCAAAGAGTCCCATGCTTCTATTGTGTCCTTATCATGTATCAAACTGCACCCCAGCCACCGCCACGACCGACGAGCTCGTCGTAGGCATCGGTGAGCGCGTCGACGATGTCGTCATTCTTGCCGAGTGGAAACACTCGAAGTTCATCCAACAGTGTACGGTTCCAGTCGGCAGTGACCATGTACACGTTTCCACCAGCGACCTGTGAAGCGAATGGTTCAGCGCGTACATCCTTCGCTCCTGTGACCGGCAGGATGTTGACTGCGCTTCCGTGCAGGAGTCGAAGCATGTGCATCGCTTGACTTTTACCAGCCTGTCCCGGGTCCTGTGGAAGGCGCACACGCACACCACGTCCATCAAGTGCAGCTGTCTGTTTGATGAGTTTGTCTCGCTGATCTGTCTCGAACTGTCCTCGAACGACATCGAGAATCCAGATGCGACCATCAGCATCGCGACCCATTTTCACACCGACCGTGAAGTCTCCGCTCCCTGCTGTGGCTGCGAGGTCCCAGGCGCGTGACATCTTCTGACAGTTTGGCGTGGATGCTTCGATGGTGATGCGTTCGGTACGGAAGAAACTTCCCTCGCGTGGCGTCGGTCGTTGCTGGTATAGCGCACTCCAGCCGTAGTCTCCGGAGTTTGCGACCATGACCTCCTTGATGCGTCCGAGTTCCTTCGTGTCGTAGCGTTCAGGCCAGAGAGCTTCGCCAGGCATTCGCCCGATCTGGTCAGACTCCTCCGCAATGGCCGGCAGGTTCAACACTGTCCAGCGATGCGGTTCGGATGAGATCGCCCTGCTGGTGATGTCGTCGTGGTGCCACCTTGTCGAGACGATGATGAGAGCACCCTTCGGTTCGAGGCGCGTGTAGAGGTCGTCCGTGTACCAGTCCCATGCTTTGTCGCGGAACAGCGCGGATTCAGCATCCTCGCGACTTCGAATCGGGTCATCAATGATAATGCGCCTGAAGCCAACACCAGTCGGAGGAGAGCCAACACCACGCGCCATGAAGGTTCCTCCTTCAGGCATTGACCATTCATCCTGTGCGGTGTTATCCTTCGAGAGTTTAGTCCTGGACGAAACAATCTGTCTGGACTTCCGTGAGAAGCGTCTCGCGATGCGTTCATTGTAAGCAGTGACCAGCACGTTCGCGAACGGGTCTCGCTCGATGCAATAGGCGCCATAGCGCACGGTGACTGTCTCAGTCTTACCGTGGCGTGGTGGCATGTGAATCGCGAGTCTGTCAATCTCACCGCGTTCGACTGCGTCCAGGTGCGACGCGATGGCGATGAGATGCCGAGCGGTGTACGACCAACCATTCGGGAGCGTGTCCCGAAGGTAGTCCAGATAACAGACGGCTGTCTGTGCGCTAGTTACTGTCCGGAGGTTCGGCAGCTGCGGTGAGAAGTTGAATCGAGAAGTTCGCAATGCGCTCATGGAGAGCTGCAATTTGGGCAGCTGATTGGCCATTGATGTAACGCTCACTTTGCGCTGTGCGTGCTATCGCCTGTAGCGCCTTCAGGCTGTCCTCGAGCACAGATGTCAGAAGGTCATCGAGTGACTTCGTTGGAAGTATCGTCGAGGTGATATCGTGTCGACTGCCTTCGACAGGTGCCTTCATTCTGTCCCGAATCGAGATGATGGTCGTGCGTGGTAACCCACACGACCGTGCAATAACCGAAGGACTTTGACCAGCAATCAAAGCCGACTCAACCTGTGCGAGAATCTCTGGATCTGTTGTGTTACCCCGTGCCATGATTCTATTCTGCCTCTTCCTGGCGAACTCTGCGCCGGTAGTGCATCTGTCCGTGGCACAGATAACACAACACCTGGACATCCTCCATTTGTTCGCCACCCAATCGAATGTAGGTCAGGTGATGGACATCGAGCTTGTATCCATCCTCCTGACGCTTCCCACACTGCTCACATGTCCGACCGGACCGCTCGAGTGCTTTGGTCCGAATATCCTGCCATCGCTGAGATCGCATGTACTTGCGACGATAGTCTCGCCATGTCTCATCGATGACCGCGCTGGAGGCGCCTATGGCCTTCAGGAGAGAGTAAGTGTTCGCCCATGGCTTCGCCATGACCGACGTTATGATTTTGTCTGTGTCCACTTGATTTCGTCCTTGACCGGATGAAACTCACCCCACATCCAATCGTCCGCGTACAACGATTCTGGATCGAGTGTGAGGCCCTGTAGAGTCTTTGATTCAGTGTCTGACGTGTGCATCACGAATGCCTCGTATAGGTCGACATAGCGAATGTGAACGTCACTGGCAAAACATGCTCGAGCGATTGGTTTGCCATTCATCAATGGCTCGATAACTTCTGCGAACTTCATTCGACTACCTCCCAGTCATCTTTCAGAAACTCACTTGCATCTACATGACGAACTGGAACATGCGACAATATTGCACCGTTTGGTACATCTACATAGACAATGATGCCTGTATGTACTGATCCATCCTTACGGGTAATTGTGTGGACATATCCGTATTGCTTTTCTTCCCATTCTTTACGACGCGCTTTCAAACGCATCTTAAATCTGATTAATGCTTCGACCCCTGTCATTCGACCACCGTCCAATCTCGCGCCAGGACATCAGTCCCTGTCAATGTTGCGAAGCCCTTCGAGATCCATTGGTTGCTCCCAGTGAGCTCGTAGCGCATCAGCGCACCTTCGACGAGTCTGAGTTTCCAGCGTGCTCCATCACGTTGCACAGATGCACCAGCGCGAATCGATTCCATGATGGTGTCGAATGTCTTACGTGTATAGCCGACATTGACACCTTTTCCGCAGATAAGGAAATAATCGACGCGAAGCGATGGCTCAGTCGATAACCACTTATTGAAGCGTCGTGTGTCGATGCCATGTGATGCAACAGCCTCGCGACGGTCGATTCCCTGGACAACCATGTCTGCGACTTTGGCGACGATGTCTCTCTTCTGGTCGAGCGTGTGCATGATGTCGCGTGGTGTTGATTCGCCACCATGACCAGCTTCGTTCAGCCACTTCGAGATGATGGCCCGTGGCATTCCGATTTGAGCTGCTGATTTGCTGATGCTGTGTCCTTCAGCCATCAGTGCGATAACCTTCGCCAGCATCTCAGCCTTCTGTTCCTTTTTGTACATGTTTACCCCTTCAAGTAAAACACCAGGCACATTCGGCGGGAATGTACCTGGTGCGACAGCGAGTGTGAAAGCGCAGAAGTTACTCGCTGGCGTCTTCACCGAATGGATCTTCGATGTCGTCGGTCTTGATGGTTGGCTGTGCGATCTTCGTGAGTTTCTTCTTTGCACTCACTGGAGCGACCGACACGATGGCATTCGTCATGTTGCCGCGTGTGTTCAGTTTGGCGTCGACTGTGACCATCCACTGCTTTGCGAGCATGTCGTCAACGTCGAGCTGGTGAAACTCAGCCTGTGTCAGGCGGCGTCCGAGCATACCGTCGAGAAGCACTGTGAGTGCTTGGCGGTCGTTGCCGTATCCCTGACGCGTGTACTTGAAGAAGCGGTAAGCGTTACCAGCCGAGTCGCCATACTCTGTCGTTTCGAAGGTGAACTTAAAGTTCGGAAGCATGACGTTTGGGTCATCGTACGATGGACGGTCGACCGACTCGAGGTTCGCCAAACGACAGACGTATGCACCTGCTGGTGCTGCTTCAAATTGTGAGGACCCGTCACTGAAGGACGCGTTAGAAAAGAAACCCATATCTCGATACTCCTTTGGTCATAAGACCACTCTGTTGATGACAGTGCTGGATCAATCACCAATCCAGTAAGTTATTCTCCCAGCACCGTCACGGTTGACATTACCAAACATCAAACCATCTGTCAAACATTTAGTCGATGCTGTTCCGTGTGCCAGCGTTAGCGCCCGGCACGCAGGAACAGTTTCGACTTATACCCCTAAGCCAGCACGCGTCTAAACATGCTGGCAGGGGGGTTTCCAAAGGGGGGATTTTCCTGACCTGTTCCCGTTTTCTTATCCTTAAGGGCGGAACAGGTCGGGAACAGGTCACGGGAACAGGTCAAACGCCTATAAAAGACCAGTCGGACGGTACAGTTTTGCGTTCCGTGGACCCTTGTCAAACGCGACTATTCGACTCGCTTCAAGGTCCGCTAGTGTCGCAGCCACGACCGATTTTCGACCACCACATAACTCAGCCAGACGTGCCTGTGAGATGCCTGGTGAATCGCTGATGAGCTCGATGAGTTTGGCGCGAACTTCCTGTGTGATGGCTTCGGACCGTGCGCCAGCGTCGAGCGTTCTGACCTTCGTGAGACCTTCCTCGTCACGAATCTCGAATGTGACATCGATCGCATCCTCGTCGCTGATTAGACGGCCCTTCGTGACGTACATCCGGTAGAGTCCGTTCGCCTGCTTCTCGACCGAATATGCCATGTCAGCAGCTGCGACAATCTCCGCAGCGCCTCGCATACCTTCGTGCTTGACTGTTCCGTCCGTGCCACCTTTACGGTTGTGGTGTGCGATGAGCACAGTGATGCCGACGTCCAGGAGTTTCTTGAACGAATCGTAGAGTCGACGCATCTGACTGTTGTCGTTTTCATCGAGGCCATGAACGCGCACCAGGGAGTCAATCATCACCAGCCCGATGTCGTTCGCTTGACAGTGTTTCACGATTCGCTCGACATCGAGCACATTGTCGAATCTGATGCCGACACGGTTCAGGTAGCCCATTCCCTCAGCCGAGCGCATTCCGAGCTTCCTTAGGCGTTGTAGGACCTTCTGGACGCCCATCTCCTCATCGATGTACAGGACTTTGGTTTGCGGAATCTCAAACTCGTTCAGCCACCTATCGCCATAGACAGCTGCGCGAATGAGATCGCACATCACCCAAGTTTTTCCACTGCCCGGAGGTGACGATAGGTAGTGGAGTCCACCAGTCGAGAGGATATTCGGAATCAGCCAGGACTGAGCACCGAGTTTGCCTTCCTCGACTTCCATGCGAGTCCAGTCCCACACCTCCCACGGAGCGATGGTCTCACCGCCCGGAAGGTCATCCGGCACATTCCCCTGCGCCCATTGAACCCAGAAGCGTCCAGTCGTCTCGAGGATGGTCTCGTGCTCGAGTGCTGGTTCACAGTAAGTGTCAGACCACCATGTGCTGAATACGTTCGCCTGGTCAATGCTGAAGCGCTTTGCGCGAAGGAATCCGAGCAGTGTGACCAGCGCATTGTTTCGTCCGCCGAATGGTCCACCTGATGCTGGATGCGGTTGGAACAGTCTGTCCCAGTGATGCTCACCGTGAGCTACGACGCGAGCATGCGTCGACATGTCTCCGGCCACCATGAGCCGGAGATCGTCTAGTGAAAGTTCTTCCATCTAATCCTCTATTCCGAAAAGTCCTGCGTGTCCAGCGCAGTCATCAACAATACACTGACATCTCGAGCATGGTCAACCATGCCCATGACTCGCATCTGTTCGATACCGACGACAGCGTGATTGAAACAGTAGAGCAGGTAGTCGCCGTGCTTATATCGACCCAGATTCCAGTTGCCTCGTTCGCGCTTCGGAAGGTCTCCCGCTTTGGCGGCGATAAGCAGACGCGACCACTCATCACCCCATGGATGAGCGGTTTGTGTCTCCTTGACGATTCTGGAGGCTTCAGTGGGGAACTTCGCGAGTTCGACGAGTTTCGGGAGTTCGCGATTCTTCCAGTTTAGAGTTCCAGGAACTCGTAGGATTCTTGACGGGTTCTTGCACTTGATGTCTGCGGCACTCGAGAGTGAGAGCATCCATCGTTCAAGCAGCTGCACGAACTCGCGTTGTTCTGTTGGCTTAGTCCCAATACCAGCCACTTTGAGTCTTCGGTAGCAGTGGAGTCCCTTGCCTGATCTGACAGCGACTGTGACTTTATCAAGCGTTGCAGTCTGGTCCAAACCAGTAAGGTCATCGATGTCGCACCAAAGTACACCAGCAGTATGGACGTCATTGTCTCTTCCTCCTTTGCGCCAGCGTGGCAACACACCGACGTACACGTCATTTCCTTCGTCGCTCCATTGGACGCACGCCTCGCCGATTCCAGTCCAGTCATCTTCCGTCCTTGGAAGTTGCCAGAAGCGCATCTGCACCTTGCCTTGATTCATCGTCCGAATCTCGACAAAGCCGTCGACGTATGGCTCGAACAGCCATGACAGAAATGTCACGGCCTGTGAAACTCTATTCATTTTTACCCCTTACAATGCCTGCATGTCCAAGCAGGTCCCAACACATTACCGTAACCAACCGATTCAGCCCATCGAGATAATCGACGCGTATGGCCTCGACTTCAAGCGTGGCAATGCTCTCAAATACCTTCTCCGCGCAGGTTCTAAACATGGCGAGGAGAAGACCGACGACCTACAGAAGGCCATCTGGTATCTCGTCTGTGAACTTCACGGTATCGAGCTCGCAGACGAAATCAATGAGCATCTGTCAGCTCATCCCGCTTTGGATGCCTAGATACTGGCATGTGGCTTCGACTGCTTCCTCCCACGAGTAAGCGACGAACCAGAGGTAAGCATCACCAACAGACTCACGGAAGGCGATTTGTCCTGGCGTGAGTTTGTTTTTGCCTGCCTTCATCTCGATCCACATTCCACAGTGCTGTCCCATCTGGACTGGAATGAAGATGTCCCACACGCCAGCCTTGAGTCCTTCGGACTTCAGTCGACCGGCAGTCGCCTTGCTTCGATATCCACCGTTTGGAATGGCGTGGATAGTGTCAAGGCGTGGATGTCGTCCACCCATCACTCGGCACCAGTTGAAATAAGCGATTTGATGTTCTGATTCGTTCAAAGTTCTATTCCTTCCAATGTCTCAAAGAGCACTTGCGCTTCAGGTAGTCCACGAAGTTTCTCCAGCGCCCTCGACTGTATCTGCCTGATGCGCTCACGCGAATATCCGACCAGAAGACCGACGTCCTCGAGCGAGCGTCCATCGATGAGACCATCGAATCCGAAGCGCAGCCGGATGCACGCCATCTCGCGGTCCGTCAGATGTTCCATCAGTTTGTACAGCTGCGCGTAGAGTGCTTCGCGGTCGAGAGCATCACCAGGCTGAGGAGTATCGGTGGCGACGTACTCACTGAAACTCTGACCGTATGCGTTCGGTTCATCGAG